AGGCTCTGGATCTTCTTTTTGTGGCGCAGGTGGCGGTTCTGCTGAGAAAGCAGGAGGCTCACAAATTGGAGCAAGTGGAGGCGGTGGAGCCGCAGGTACATCTGGAAGCAGAAATGGTGTTGCTGGCGCATTTAGATGCGGTGGTGGCGGTGGCTATCGTGGTACTGGTGCTAACAATGGTGGCAATGGTGGCGCTGGTGGTCGTGGCGCTGGTGGCGGTGGCGGTGGTTATGCTGAAAGCGATGGCGGTTCTTCTGCAAGCGGCAATGGTGGCGCAGGTGGATCTGGTTTTGTTCGTGTAATGTCGTGGTGATTTAAATGACTAAACGATTTGCTGTTGTTCAAGATGGAGTAGTTGTTAATCTAGTTTTGGCAGATGATGCGTATGCTGCTGAACAGGGTTGGATTTTTGCTCCTGATTATGTAGATGGTCATGCACTTTCTACCAAGTGGCTATACAATGGATCAACATTCATTAAGCCTGAAGTCCCACCCGAAGAAACTTCTGAATGAGTAAATTATGGAAGAAGTTACACATAACCAAATCTACAATAGACTTGTTGTTGTCGAAAACAAAGTCGATGAAATAGATAAAAACACAAAAGTTTTAATTGAAGCTTTTGATGCTGTTCAAGGTGCTTTTAAAGTTTTAGGGTGGATTGCATCTGCTGCAAAACCTATTATTTTTATTGGTGGTTTGATTGCTGCGGCTGGTATTGCTTGGCAAACATTGATTAAAAAATAATATGTACATCCCATTAAGCATTCCTCCAGGCGTTTACAAGAACGGCACAGAATACCAATCTAAGGGTCGGTGGAATAACTCCAACTTAGTTCGCTGGTATCAGAATACCATTAGACCTGTTGGTGGATGGCGTAAACGCTCTACTTCTCAGCTAACTGGACTAGCTAGAGGCATTATTTCTTGGCGAGACAATACAAACAATCGCAGGATTGCTATTGGCACTCATTCAAAGCTTTATTCAATGAATGAGGCTGGTACTTTGACCGACATTAGCCCTTCAGATCTTGTTGCTGGTAGCGCCAATGCAACATCTAAGATTGGTTACGGATATGGGGTTTATGGAAGTTATGCTTATGGCGTTGCAAGACCCGATACTGGATCTTATTCTCCTGCAACAACTTGGTCTATTGATACTTGGGGCGAGTATTTGGTTGCTTGCTCTACTGCTGATGGACGATTGCTTGAGTGGCAATTAAATACAGCAAGTGATGCGGCTGCCATATCTGGTGCACCAACTAGCTGTTCTGGTTTGATTGTTACTGAAGAGCGATTTTTATTTGCTCTTGGTGCAAGCGGTAATCCACGTAAAGTTGCATGGTCTGACCAAGAAGATAATACAAGTTGGACAGCAAGTGCTACCAATCAAGCTGGTGATTTTGAGTTAACTACTGTTGGCTCAATTTTGTGTGCCAAGCGTATTCGTGGAACAACAATCATTTTTACTGATGTAGATGTACATACCTGTGCATACATTGGCCCACCTTACGTTCATTCATTTGAGCGTGTTGGTACTGGTTGTGGTGTTATCTCTAAATTAAGTCCAGTTTCAACTGATAATGCTTGTATTTGGATGTCTAAATCAGGTTTTTGGATTTACGATGGTTTTGTAAAGCCATTGAATTGTGATGTTGGAGACTATGTATTTAACAACATCAATGTCCAACAAGCATCTAAGGTGTGCGGTTTCCACAACTCTACTTATGGAGAGGTTTGGTGGTTCTATCCAAGCGCATCAAGTACAGAAAATGATTCTTATGTATCTTATAACTACAGAGAAAATCATTGGTCAATTGGCACACTAACACGCACTTGCGGAGTTAATTCTGGTGTATTTACATTCCCATTGGCAGTTTCTGCTGATGGTTATGTCTATGAGCATGAAGTTGGATTTGAGTATGACTCAGCATCAATATTTGCTGAATCTGGACCAATTGAGTTGGCTTCTGGCGACAGAGTTTTAAATATTACGGGCTTAGTTCCTGATGAAAATACATTAGGACAAGTGAAGGCAAGTTTTAGCACAAAATTCTATCCAAATGCTACCGAATACAACTATGGTCCATATTCAATGGAAACTCCAACATCTATCAGGATTACTGGAAGACAACTGGCTGTAAAGATTGAAGGCAATGTTAAGGCTGATTGGCGTGTTGGAGTTATTAGACTTGATGGCAAGCCAGGTGGTTTACGATGAAATTACCCAGTCCTTCTCAACAATATGATGTAACTGGAGAAGCTAATTTCCGTAGGATTTTAGAGTCTACAGACGCTCAAAACTATAAGAAAAATCAGGATGTTGAGATTGGATCTAAAAAGATTGATCCATCTAACAGATTGATTTTATGTAGTCCTAATGGTACTAGATTTGAGATTTTAGTCAGTAATATTGGTGTTATTACAGCATCGGCACTATGATTGACTATGAAAAGTTTAAAGAAAATGGCGAGTTAAAGTGGTGGGTTCAATATTTTAAGAAATTTGAACATTTGCTACTTAATGCACTAGAATATGGTAATGGTACGCATAGTCTTGAGGATGTCGCAATGGCCCTCGATAAAGATGAAATGCAGTTATGGGCAGGCCGCAATACTGTCTTAGTTACCGAAATTCTTACTCATCCACAGAAGAAGATTATTCACGTATTCCTTGCGGCAGGGAATTTAGAAGAAGTATTTGAAATACTTACTTACGTTGAAAAACATGGGAAAAACGAAGGTTGTAGTGAAATGACTATGGCTGGTCGTGTTGGATGGGAAAAAGTCATCAAGAAGTTTTATAACGCAAAAGCAAACACGTTATTAAGCACAAAAATTTAGATTAGGGGAAAATTATGTCACTAGGCGGAAGCAGTAGCAGTCAAAGTCAACTTGATCCACAGTTGAAAGCAACATTTTTGGAAAATGTTTCAAGCGCACAAAATGTAGCTCAGAATTTAGGCCCAAGGCAATTTGCTAATTTTACTCCAGACCAACAAGCTGCTTTTGAGTTGGCCCGTAGAAACGCAGATCCCAATAGCTTGCAACAGCAACAAATGCAGTTTGCAGGTAACGCTTTGGGGGCAGCCTCTATGTATACCCCTGAACGAGTGGGCGGCACAATGGCGGCAAATAGAGGCTATACAGCTACCACTGGTCAAGCCGCAGCTACTGGACCCATTGAGCGTGTGCCTAGCGCAATGTATCAACGTGGCGATATTCGTGATGTTCAGGCACAAAATGTTTCTGGCAGAGATGTTGCCAATGTAGCAGTTGAAGACATTGCTGGTAAAGCTCGTGGAAACATCCGTGATGTGCAAGCTGGTTCATTTTTGAATCAGAATATGCAAGCGTACATGAATCCATATACTGAGCAAGTTGTAAATCAAAGCTTGTCCGACATTGATCGTTCCCGTCAACTGCAACAACAACAAGGTAAAGCTCAAGCTGTTGCTGCTAAGGCTTTTGGCGGTAGTCGTCAAGGTGTTGCAGAAGCAGAAACTAATCGTGCTTTTGCTGACCAAGCCGCACGTACTGCTTCTCAGTTGCGTCAACAGGGCTTTACTGAGGCAAGTAGGTTGTCTGAAGCTGATTTGGCTCGTCAGATGCAAGCTCAACAATTAAATCAAGCTCAAGATACATCTATTACTGGTCAATCTTTGAACCTAGCTGGTCAATTTGGACTGGCTAATCAAGATGCGGCTATGAGAGCGCAATTGGCTAACCAAAATGCAGATTTAAGTAGCGCACAATTTAATGCTGGACTTCAACAACAGGGCAACTTAGCTAATCAAGCCGCATTTAACCAGAATCAGCAGTTTAATACTGGCAACCAACAAGCCATGAATTTGGCAAATATGGGCGCTCAGAATCAGGCGGCACAGTTTGGTGCAGGTGCTTTTAATACTGCTGGACTTGCTAATCAACAAAACTTCTTGCAAGCAAATATGGCTAATCAGCAAGCTGGTTTAGCTGGTAATGTTGGTCGTACAAATGCGGCATCACAACTTGGTAATTTGGCTGCTCAAGGTCAGCAAATGAATACCAATGTTGCCAATCAGTTGGGTAATGTTGGCGCTACGCAACAAGGATTTAGCCAACAACAATTGGATGCAATTCGTAATTTGCCATTGGAACAACAACAGATTATCAATCAAGCATTGGGTATCAATGTTGGTGGTGGATCTGGTATGCAGTCAAGCTCAAGTTCTGGTCAAGGCTTGCTTGGATTGTTCAGAGGCTAAGGAGTAGTTATGATTGATATTGGATTACTTTCAAGCGCAGCTCTCACAGGCTTGTCTGAGGATGAAAAAGATAAGCTACAAAAAGAGGCTACAAAGCAGTTTTTGCTAGGAACACTATTAAGTGGCGATCCAAGCATGGGCTACAAGTCTGCAATGGATATTCCTGCTACGGCTATTAATATGCAGGATATGTTGCGTAAGAGCCAACAAGCTCAAGCAGATCAAGCGGCTATTGAAGGTTTTAGATCTAAGTACACTCCTACTAAGTTTCAAGAAGCCAATCCTGATTACATGGGTCCTGTTACACCTGATCGTGCGGCACAGCAAGAAGAATTGAAGGCTGCCAGAGCGCAAGGTTTGCCTTTTAATATTCAGAATGCTTTGCAAGATGTTTTGTCATTGCCGTCTTCAGCTCAAGGCCCAACAAGAGAAACAATTTCATCACTGCAACCTAAAGTGCAAGGTGATTTGTTGTTAAACCCCAATATGCAAGTGTTGCGTGGTTTGCCAACACAAAAAGAAGGCATTACTTCTCAATTTAATCCTTTAACTGGAGGCTATTCTGCGGCTCCTGTTCAGGGATATATGCAAGCTAAAATTCAGTCTACTCCTCCTGAAGTTTCAGCTAATACCATGCTTGTTCCATTGCAAGGTGGTGGTTTTGCTCAAAGAGCTATTCCTGGTGGTGCAAATGCAGTTGGTGAAATTGAATCCGCTAAAGCACTTGCACAGGCATCGGGTCAAGTTGAACAAGTTATTGGTGCTGATGGAAAAACATATTTCGTACCTCGCTCTTCTTTGCTTACTCAGCCTCCTAGCGGCACTACAGGTGGTGGAGCTGGAGGTGGCGTTGCTGGCGCAGTAGCCAAGATTTCTCCTGCTCAAGAAGCAGTAAATCTAGCAACATCAAATCGGTACAATGAGTTTACAAAGACTGCTCTTGATGCGGCATTGACTGTTGGTGATCGAAAGGTTTCTGCTGAGTATTTATACAACGCTGCAGAACAACTTGACCCCAATAAACTAACAGAGTTTTTTGCAACAGGTGGAGCTTACATAAGGGCTATACCTGGTGTTGGTGATAAATTTGACTCTTTGGTAGGTAATGTTAACTTGCTGAACAAGACACGTTCTGAAGGTGTTCTGAAGGGTTTGAGCAACATTAAAGGCAATGCTAACGCATTTGAAGGTGGCATTGTTGACAAAGCAACTACTGGTGTAACCGATCCTAAGTTTGTAACCAAGTATGTGTCTGCTCTTGAAATTGCTGCAGCAGATAAAGATGATGCTCGTCAAAGATTTATTGATGCCTACAATGGTGATCCAAAGAATGTTTATACGGCATGGGCTAACTCTCCTGACAATCCTCGTTTGTATAACCATCCAAAGGTTAACCAATTCCTTAAT